GATGTACGTCCCAGCGAGGACGTTGGCCGAAAGATTGTTAATAATTCCGACCGAAATTGAATACAGGGCGCTGGTGTTCGAGACGCTGAACGGAACCGATACGGTGTAGGGCGGTGCGATACTCGATGCGACTGCATGGGTCTGTTGGGAAAATGCTGGGTCGGTGCTTACTATCGAGACGGTCGAGACGGCATTCGACGTGTATAAGACGGCCGTCATCATGAAGGACATGACGTTCGTGAACGAAAGGTTCCCCCCAGAGGTTGTGGTAATCATGGCCGAATTTGTATTTGAACTGTAGAAGGTGCTCGCGAGGTTTATGAAGCCCGAGGGCGGGAGGGTGTTCGATGTGCTCTGGTACAGAATTCCGTTGTATGGAAGGATAGTTTCAGCCTGCGTAGGCGGAAGGACGCCCACCTGGTTAATCGCAAAGAATGAGTTGGCGTTCAGGGTCGAGAGGGAGCCGGTCGTCGATACGTTGAGATAGTACGAGAAAAGGGTGTTTGCGACCAAGGGCATCGAAAAGCAAAAGGTGGGATTCCGTCCCTGGATCGACATGTCGTACGTGTAAATAATGTTCGAACCGTATCCCAGTGAGACGTTTGCGACATACGACGGGTCATTGAAACTCAGGGAGCCCGAGATGAGGTACGCGCCGTTCAACTGAAAATTCATCATGGAATTAGAATCGAGGGTCACTGTGCTATTTTGGGGAGTCACGTTTCCGTATAGGGGAACGGGCGCCAGAGACGTGCTCGCGAGTGTGACGTCAGTCGAAAGCTGGTAAATATCATTCACCGGGATGGCCGAAAAGTACGTCCCTGTGAGGAGGTTCACGCCGCTTGTCGTGACGTAAAAGTAATAGAAAAGGCCAGGAGTTGTGACGATGATGGGAATAATTATGGGTGTCGAGGGGTTAGGCGACACCGTACAATTGGAGGTGTAAATGAAGGAAGGGATCGGGGGGGCGCCGTCCGTTGGGGAGGATCCGTACGCCAGGTTCTGGACCGAACCGCCCTGGACGTTGAAACCCATCTGGACTGTATAGTACCCCGGGTTGATGAACTTGATACACCCCCCGGGTGTTATAGCGTAATTACTCGGTGAAAAATCATTCTGAGTCCAATACTTGATGCTCGACGGGTTGACCTCGAAAAAGTTGAGAAATTGCTGGGAAGATGTCGGGACAGTCTCGGCGAGGCTGAGGTACACCCCTGTGAGGATGTTCGTGGGCAACCCGACCGTCTGGATCCAACCAGACTGTTGAAGGGTGTAGTCTGGTGTCAGGGTCGATATGAAGACGTTTGCGAAGGTGTTCGAAGGCGAAATGGAATTGGCCGAAAGGTTCGACAGGGACGAGACGGTCGCGTTGTAAATAATGTTTGATCCTGCCGCCGTTGTGTAATTGACCGGATCGAGTCCCCAAAAAATGCTGGAGAGTGCGGAGTTGTCCGGCGCGCCCGCCGTCACAATGACGTTCGAGACGTTCGAGAACACAAACTTGTTAAGAGAATAATTATAGCTCGCATAAGGACCGAAATTAGAATCGAACCAGCCGGCCAGAGATGCTACGTTCGTTGAATAGTACTGGAAATTTGTGGGGGCGGTGAGGGGACCCACGATGGTGCCATTCGAGAAGCCAAACCAGAGGAGGGGGAAATTCGTCGCTGACGGAGTGGGCCCCCACGTCCAGTCTTCTCCGGGGTTGTACAGAGCCGGAAGGTTGATTTTGAGCGTCAATCCTCGTATGAGATCCCCTTTGGGAGGGATGCGACAAATGCTCGTTTTTCCATATGTGATGCTCTGATCTATAAAGGGAATGTCATAGGCTTCGAGAACAAAGGGGGTGTGGCGCTTGTAGACGCCCGCAAAGTACGTCACCTGCGGTTCGCCCGTCAAGTAGGCATCCTGCTGACCGATGGCGGCCAACTGGATGTATCCGGCTGACATTTGTCGCCTCTAGTAATGGTAGAGAGATTAGTGCCCGAGACGTTCCGCGACTCCCAGCACAGGTCGCGCTAGAGTCCAGTGTGAATTTTGTTTGAAAATTGGAGGAGGAGATGTCTCTACAGCTCCGAAAGTTCGATCCCAGCAAGATGGGCGACGACAAGGTGTGCGTCTTCATCGGTAAGCGCGGGACGGGCAAGTCGACGCTGGTCACGGACATCCTGTGGCACAAGAAGCACCTGCCGGCCGGCATCGCCATGTCTGGAACAGAGGAGGGGAACGGGTACTACAAGCAATTCATCCCGGACCTCTTCGTCTTTGGAGATTACAACAAGGATGCGCTCGAAAAGATCATCGAGCGTCAGAAGAAGCTCTTGGCGGCCGGGAAGTGCACGCCGGTATTTGTGCTCATGGACGACTGCATGTACGACCGCGCCTTTATGAGAGACATTGCGATCAGGCAGTTGTTTATGAACGGACGACACTGGAAGATTTTCTTTATGATGACGACCCAGTACTGCATGGATATGACGCCCATGATTCGGACCAACGTCGACTACGTGTTTGCCCTGCGCGACAACGTACGGCAGAACCGAGAGAACCTGTACAAGGCGTTCTTCGGCGTCTTCCCGACGTTCGACAGCTTCTGTCAGGTCATGGATGCGACCACAGAAAACTACGAGTGTCTGGTGCTCGACAACACCAGCAAGTCGAACAAGATTACGGACTGTGTTTTCTGGTACAAGGCGCCCATTCGCAAGAACTTCAGGGTCGGTGGGGCTGCATTCTGGCAGTACCACCAGAGGCATTACAATGCCCGGGCGGCTGCAACTGCTGGATCTATAGCACCACCGCCCAAGAGAAAGGGGTCGGTCGTGAACGTGGTGAAGCGGAAGTAGACCCGCGCCAAGCCTCTTAAGAGAAATTCCCAATCGAAACTAGATGACGAGGTCACAGGCCCCTGAACAGTCTGCCATGATGACTTACGACCCAAGCACGAGCTCGATTTTGAGCGACCTCCCAGAGGGGGCCACACTTACAGTGGACGAGGAGCTCGCCCATCAGGCGCTCAACCGCGAGAAGGGCGACCAGGCCAAGTCAGTCCCGACGGGGCTGATTAGGCGGACGCGACCTCCTTCGCCGGAAAAAGATGTTGACGAATCTCAAATGGCAGACTTTTCTACTCCTCTGGAGGAGCTCATGCCCGGCCCGAACCAAATGATCCAGAACGAGATGATGGGACCTCCCCAGCAGGCGCCCATGGTTGAGCGCGCTGCCAAGTCCAAGAAGTCTTCCTCCAACCCCTTTGGTCTGACCGATGACCAGTTCCAGGCGGCCGTCGCCGCCATCGCCGCCGCCATCGCATTCTCCAAGCCGGTCCAGAGCCGCCTGCGCACCATGGTGCCCAAGTTTGTGGGCGAGTCTGGTGAGGTGTCCCTGACCGGACTCGCCGTGACGGGACTGATTGTGGCAATCCTGTACTACTTTGCGAAGAAGTACGTGATTGAGAAGTAAATGAGCCGAGGCGGTGCCCGAAGGGCGCTGGCTCGTGGCAGCGCAGCTGTTCATATTTCATACAAGCTCCGCGAGGAACCTTCGGTCCCTCCCTCAGTCTCGAACAGTATCCCCACAATAAGACCTCTCTCCACCCTTTACATAAAACTTATTCTTGATGCACAGCTCTTTGAGCTCTTCAAACTTCTTCCAGAAATCCGACGTGTGATCGTATTCCGGGACGGACATGTGTGCCAGTTCATGAATGAGAACGTACATCGCCGAGTTGACGTCATCTCCATCCAGGCAGAGGTAAATCTCGTACCCCTTGTTGACGTTCGAACCTATCGGCCCCTTGTCCTTCGACCACCCGACCATCCCAGTGATGATCGCCGGTCGCATAACACCGTGCCACGCAGGGTCCCCAGTCTCTCTCAGCATATCCAGGATCCCCCAGTACCTGTGCTTGATCTCCGTCAGCATCGGGGGCTCCCTATTTGTGATCAAAATTATCACAAACACCAGGAAGAGTGCGGCGACCACCACCCACTGGATCATCTGATATTAACTTAGAAAATTCAGGAGCGCCTCCTGAATACAAACTTGCTGTAGAGGTCGGAGATGAGACCGTTGGGCTTGTCGATCATTGGTTCCCACTGGACCATCTCGAACCCGGCGTGATCGAGTGCACGTATCAGTACATTTGCATCCAAAATTGGTTCCTCCTTCCCACCGTCTGCATAGAACGGGCCGTCGACCAGGCGCACCATGAGTCGCGAGTTTGCATGGAGCAGGGCTATTTCATTTCCAAGGGAATCCTTGAAGTGGCCGAACTGGTCGACC